GGCGATTCAGAAAGCCATCGGCAAGGCCGGACTGGAAGCGCTGAAGGCATCCGCCCAGGCGTTCGACGCCGCCCGCAAGCCGACCGACGACCAGGTGGAAGATGCAAACGCCGCCCTGATGGGCGCGCAGCAGTAGGAATATGACGATGCCCGTACAGCAGAAGTACCTGACGCCCGAAGACCTGGTGGCCCGGTGGGGCGGGTCCACGACGAAGGGCACGCTGGCGAACTGGCGAAGCAAGCGGAAAGGCCCGCCGTACAGCAAGCGCGGAACGCGCGTGGTGTATCCGCTCGACAAGCTGGAAGCTTGGGAAGCAGCCAACGACAACAACAACGACCAAAACTAGACATGACCCACAAAATCGAAATCTTGGAAGCGATCCAGGCAGTGCAGCGGTACTGCGACCAGAACCGCTCCAGCGTATTCTTCAGCCCGGCGTCGAAGATCAAGGCAGGCCCGGAATACGCACTGGAAAACTGGAATTACGCATCGTTCTCGCGCGAAATGGCACAGTACCTGCCGGCAGCGAAGGCCGGCGACGGCTTCGCGGTCACGCTGGACGCGCCGGGTTACTTCAGCCTGGCCGAAGTCCTGCGCCGCGCCTTCGACCAGGCGTCGGCGGGGAAGGGCAAGGAACGCCACGCCAATGCGCTGCCGTTCGAAAAGCAGCCGATGCAGACCATAGCTGACCAGGTTGGCATCGGGTTCCTGCTAGGCCAGGCCATCAAGAAAGTGCAGGAAAGCCAGTCGCTGCCGGCGGGCCGCAACATCAACGAACTGCTGGGCGCGATCAATTATCTGGCAGGTGCCGTGATCTACCTGGAAGCGCAGTTGGCGAAGAGAACCGCGCCACCGCAGCCCGGCAGCCTGACGCCATCCGACGTCGCCCGCCACCTGTCCGAACGCGCGAACGAAAACCGGCCGCAGCCGTACTGCCGCTGCCTGTCGTCGTCAGAATGCGGCAGCAAGCCAGGCGTGGACTGCGCGAACCTGTTCCCGGTCGCGAAGCATGCCTGACCTGTTCGACCAGGCCCAGGACGGCGAAGCCAGGGAAAACGAAGCGGCGATGCGCGCCCAGCGCGTGCGCGCCGAGATGGCCGAACCGACCAAGGCGACAGGCGAATGCCTGAACCCGCTGTGCGGGGAACCGCTGGACCCGCCGCAGCTGTTCTGCGGCCCAAACTGCGCGCGGGAACACGCCCGTCGCGTGAAGTAATTTCAACTACGAAGGAATACCCAAAACCATGAAGACCATCGGACTGGCCCGCCTGGGCCGTGATGCTGAAGTGCGATACACGCCGGGCGGCGATGCTGTCGCGAACCTATCGCTGGCCGTGAACTACGGGAAGAAGGGGCAAGACGGGAACTATCCGACGCAGTGGATCGACGCCAGCCTGTGGGGAAAACAGGCCGAAGCGCTGGCGCAGTATCTGACGAAGGGCAGCGTGCACTGTTTCACGCTGTCGGACGTCCACCTGGAAACCTACCAGGGCAAGAACGGCGAAGGCGTGAAGCTGGTCGCGCGCGTCGACGGCGTGGAACTCGGGCCGCGCGCAGCTGGCGGCCCGGACAGCGCGCCGCCGGCACGCCAGCCGGCATCCGCGCCAGCAGGTCGTCCGCAGCCGAAGCCGGCGCCCAACTTCAGCGACATGGACGACGATATCCCGTTCTGAGTGCGCCACATGAACCGATACACGTTCGGCACAGCCGTCGTTACCTGCGCCGCCGTCATCGCCGCAACAGGGAATGACGGCTGGGGCTGGTTCCTAATCCTGGCGGGGCTGGCCTGCCTGTAACAAAAAAACCCGCCGGTTGGCGGGTTTCCATTTTAGCGCTGCGTCACGACTTCGATTTCAATCGCTCGTGCGTCGATGCGGCCCTGACCTGTGGTTATCTCGCAAACGATGCGGTGCGTGTACCCTGCGATGCCACCACGGACCCACGTCGTGACGACGGCGCCGTCAATGCTGTTGGCCCCCATGACCAAGCCAACGGGACCCGTCACGGAATAGGATTGTATCGCGTCGTCCGAGTCGGCCAGGTACTGCCGCCAGTCGAACGAGTAATCCAGCTTCGCGCCTGCGCCCTTTTTGAAGCGTGGCATTGCGCCCATGCGATCATCCGCCTGGATCACATGGGTGCGAGCCTGCGCGCGCACGAACGGATGTTCCGCCTGCTGCACCTGGTATGACGCCGTGAATGAAGCCGTTACCGGCGTTGCCGCCGCTGCCACAGCGTAGCTGAACGTTTTCGAACCAGTGACCGATGCCAGAACGCGGTACGTGGCCGCAAGCGATGCGGACACGGCGGCGCGGACTGCATACGACGCGCTGAACGACGCCGTGACTGCCGTCGTGCCAGCGGGCGGCGCAACCGGCGCCAGGTAAGTGCGACCGCTGACCGTCGCCGGGTGTAGGTAGGTCAGCGCCATTTAAGCCACCGTGGTGGACACGTCGAAGTTCCGGCCGTCCGCCAGCTGCACAGACACGCCGCAGGCCGCGCCGACTGCCAGCGTGGACTGCATCGTGAAAGTCAGAACGCCGTTCGCATCGGTCGTCTGCGACGACGACTTGTACAGCGGCGCAGCGCGAAGGTCCGGCGTCGGCTGGTCAAAGGCAGCGACCTTGATGCCGGACAGGTTTGCCAGCGGGCCGGACGTGTCGCCCAGCGTCAGGGTCACGGTTCGCGCGGCGGTGGTGCCAGTGGATGCCAGCGCGGTACGGATGGCGGCGGCGGCCAGCGGGGCAATGTGGTTGATATTCTCGTTCCCGTAAGGGTGCAGCAGGTCACTGGAATTCGTCGTGTTGAACCAGCCGCTGGTGTCCACGTACGTGACGCGGCCCGGCGTCGTGCACGCGGCAATCGCGTTCTGCAATTGCGTGGCGTGCGTTGCGTCCTTGAACGGGCGCAGCACGATGATCTTCGTCGCGGCCGGTGTTGCCGCCAGTAGGCCATTTAGCACGGTGGTGGCCGCACTGGTCACGTCAGCACTGTCGTTCGTGCCTTCCATCAGCACGATGAAGTCCGGCGCCTGCGCGAAGGATCGCGATACGCCGGAATAAATCTGGTTGTAGGTGGTCGCGAGTACCGGCACACTGCCGCTGCCGGTCACGGTGAAGCCGGACCCGCCGAAGCCGACGAAACCAGCCTCAGCGCCAAGCATCCGCGCAGAATGGTATGCCCATCCCTGGCGGGCGTCGTTGCGGTCCGTGTCATTTGGCGCGGTCTTGTTCAGCGTGCGCACGCCTTCCGTGATGCTGTCGCCGAAGTACAGCGCGCGCAACGGCATGGAGGCGGCCTGCGTGAGCGTGGCGCCTGCGTCCAGGATGATGCCGGTCAGACTGACAGCGGTCGACTGCGTTGACCAACGCGGCTGCGTCTCGGTCATGCTCTTGACGACGACTTCCAGAAGGTGTCCGCCTTTCGCTGCGTAATCCGACGTGCTGGACGGCACAGTGATGGCGACGGTTGCCGCAATCGGAACGGTCGTCCATGCGCCCGTTCCGTCGACCTGATAGGAGATTTGCGGCAGCGGCGACGCGACCCCGGTCATATCGAATTGCAGCGTGCAGGTCGTGCCGGTGAACAGTGTCCTGAAGTATGCGCCCGCGTTAATCGTCTTCGCGGTGCTCGTTCCAACGTTCCAGTTGAACGGTGAGAACAGGACATTCCCGGTTCCGTTCGTCAGTGCGTTGTTCTGCGCGACCGATGTCGTGACCGTCGTTGAAATGGCTGCTGCACGATTGCCCGCCGCGTCATAGGCGCGAACCTGCGGGTTGTACTGTGTGCCGGCAGCAAGGCCGGTTACGTTCGCCGTCAGGACGTTGCCGACGTCGACCCAGCTTGACCCGCCGTTGATGCTGTATTCGTAACCCGTGACGGCGACGTTATCGGATGCCGCTGACCATGTGATGGTAAAGCCGGCCGACGTGACGTTGCTGCTGGCAAGCACCCCGTTCATCGTCGGCGCAGTCGCGTCGGCAGACGATGCCGTGGTCACGTCAAGAGAAAGTGCCGTCGACTTGTTGCCCGCGGCGTCGTACGCGCGGACCTGCGTGTGGTACAGCGTGTTTTGCGCCAAGCCGGTGACGGTCTTGCTCAAGACATTGCCAGCATCCGACCATGACCCGCCGTTGTCCGTGCTGTACTCGTACCCGGTAACAGCAACATTGTCGGATGCTGCGGACCACGACAGCGTGAACCCGGTGGCCGTGATGCTGCTGGAAGAAAGCGAGGACGGCACCATCGTCGGCGCCGTCGTGTCGCTGCTGGCTGCGGCGTTATCCAGCACGATATTGTCGACGGACATGCCAGAAACTGACGTGCTGTCCTTCGCGTAGTACAGGCCGGCATAACCTGCGGCCGTAATGGATGCATCCGTCTTCGACGCAATCGCTGTCCCGCCTGGCGCGGCATTTACACCAGCATACACGTTGATTGTGTTGCCGATGATTTCGGTGGTGATGTTGAACGTGTCGCCCGCCGCGCGCGTTAGGTTGACGGTGACAGCGGTGCCAAGTTGCGAATACGTCCCGCCGACCTTCTTGAAGAACAGGACGTTGAAGCTCGATGGCGTCGTGTTGTTAAAGACGACCGTGTAGTTATTCGCATTTGCGCTGTCGGCGCGCAGGATGTGGCCGATTGTCGGCAGCCTGGACGTGTTCAAAACCAGCTTCTGACTGGTCGAAATCCGCATGTCTGCGGTTGCCGTCGCGCCAGTGTACAGGGCCGCGTCGCCGTCCACGTTCGTGGACGAGCCGAACGCGTTTGCGCCGCTTACCGGATTGCTTGTCGTGACGGCCCATGTGCCGGTCTTGTTCGCCCAGCCGGAAGGCAGCGCGCCAGAAACATCTGAATCAAAATTGCTTGTATAAACAGTGGTCATGCTCTCAGCCCTTACGCAGCAGTGTCGCCGGTCACGTTCACGGTGAAGCCGTCGTTGGCGGCTGCGGCGCTTGCGTTCACGGTGCGGCGGACCCACACGGCGCGGTGCTGACCCGCCGGGATATCGCCCAGGGCCACGCCAGCGGCCTTGCTAGCGGCAGCGCTGAACGTCACGCCGGCTGGCGCAGTGCCTTCGTCCGCCACGGCCTGTTCCGTGCCGTTCACGGCCGACGTGCCGACGCCCAGGGCCGCGTCCGTATCTGCGCTGGGCGTGTTCGACGCGAAGTACGCGACGGCGTTTTGCAGCGTCAGGGATGCGTTCGCGTTGTGGACGTACACGCAACGGTATTCCACGTCGCCGGCTGCGGACTCGGCCGAACCTACGTCGTCAAAGATGCCGACCGGCACGGCAGTCGTGGACTTGGCACCGCCCAGGGACGTCAGCGGATTGGAATTCGATGCGCCGCCGGACAGGCGGAAAACGATGTCGGTCGATAAAATAGGCATGGCAGTCCATTGGTGGGAATGTTCCCCCCAATGGTGCCGCCCGCCCGACGTCGGGTCATGTGGTGGGATTTCCGGTCACGCAGCCAGCTGCTTCGCCTCGCCGATCACGTTCGCGTCCAGCCAGGCCGACCACTTCGTCATCGCCTCGCGCATCTGCGGCAGGTAGTCGGCGCGGTCGTAATGCTTCGACCCGGTGTCCGACTGCGCGTGCTGCTGGATCAGATCGCGCGTGAAACGGTCGATGCCGGCGTCGGCTGTGCGCGACTTCCAGGTGCGGCGCAAGTCGCGCGGGATGAACGCCGGGATGCCGGCGGACGCGTACCAGCGCTTCGTCGCCTGGTTCACGGACGTGTCGGCCACGTACGGCGTTTTCGCGCCAGCGCGCGCCGGGAACAGCGGCCCTTGTCCGTGGTGGTCGATCAGTTCGCGGAAGATGGCCACGGCCTGCGGCGGCAGCGGCAGCGAATGCGGCTTGCCGCCCTTTGTCTTGTGCGCCGGCATATTCCACGTCGCCGTCTTCAGGTCGATGTCGGCGCCGTCTGCGCGCAGGGTTTCGCGCACGCGCTGGCCGCAGCAGATAATCAATTTCACCAGGCTGGACACTTCCAGGCTGAAACGGTCGTCGGACATGCCGGCCCACAGCGCGCGCAGTTCGTCGGCCGACAGGTTGCGCTCGCGCGCCTGGCTCGCGCCGCTGTCCTTCGGGACCATGGCGACCGGGTTAAACTTGATGCCCCAGTCGCCGCGCTTGTCAGTCCGATAATCGTGCGTGGATTTGATGCCCCAGTTGAACGCGGCGGCCATGTACGTGCGCATGATGTCGGCCTGGCGACGGGCGCCACGGTTGAACGCCTTAGCCAGAAGCGCCGCCACGTCAGCGGGTGCTATGTCGCCGGCCAGCCGCTGCCGGCCCAGGCCGTCGGCGCACGACAGCGACGGCTTGTTCTTCGGGTTCGTGGATGGGCGCGCAGCGGCGCCCAGCAGCACGCGGCGGATTTCGTGCAGCGTGCGCGTGCCTTCGGCTTCCAGGTGGTCGCAGTAGGCGATGAACAGGGCTTCGACGGTCGGTGTGCTGACCTTGCTGGCGGCCTGCGGGTTCTTACCCGCCTGGATCATCGGGCTGATTTCGTCACGGAACAGCCGGCGCGCGTCCGCCAGCGGGATGGTCGGATAGCGGCCCAGCTGCTTCTTCAGCCGCTTGCCCTGGGTCTTCCAGGCTGCGAACCACAGCGCCGTCACGCCCTTGCTGGTGCGGCGCACAACCAGTTTCAGGCTGCCGGTTCCCTTCGCGTCGGCGCCGTCGTTCAGCGTGATTTCGGTTTCGACGTTCTTGATTGCAGCCTGGATAGCGCGGTCGTTCAGCATGGCCTGGGTGTCCTAACGGGCGCCCTTTGCGGGCGGCTTCGTTTTGATGGTGAAAAGCTCCCACAGCCCGGCGTGCATAGCGGCCTTTCCGGCCTCCCAGTCCTGCCAGGTGCGAAGCGTGGAATAGATCAGCGCGGCGGCTGCGGTCTGCGACAGGCCCGCCGCCTGGCGGGCTGCCTTGATCTGGTCGGGCGTCGGGGTCATGACAGTTCGAAGGACGCTTCACGCAGACGCATTTCGGAAACGCCTTTCCAGATGTTGTAGCACTCCTGGCAGGTGATTTTCTGGCCACGCGGCGCTTTAACTGTGCCGTAGTGGCCGATAGCTGAATCGTCAGCATCCACGCCGCACAGGGTATGCGCGTCAGGACCGGGGATGCCGTTCACGGCATGCCACTCGACCGCATTGTCTACCATGACGCCGATTACGTTTTTCATGCGTGCCCTTTCAGGTGGCGCCCCGGAGGGCGCCGGTTGTCTTATGCGTAGTTGTTGCGGACCAGGAAGGCGATCAGGTCCAGGCGGCTGCCTTCGCGATACTTTCCGCCCTGCGGCCAGACGTAGAACACCGTTTTGCCGTCGCGGATCAGCTGGCCCACCATTGCTTCGGCGGCGTCCTCGCGCTTCGACAGTGCGTCCCAGTTATTCAGGGCTCGCGCCTGGTTGGCCATGCGGCGGTTGTGGTTAGCTTCGCTGCGGGCGCTGTCTTTGCAGAAGTCGGTCATTTCGTTCTCCGTAAGTGCGTTGTCGATGTGTGTAACTATACACGGATTCCGTGCATTCGCAAAGCACTTTCGGAAAATAATTTGTAACAGACCGCCTGCCTCTGCGGCAGGCTGTCTGTGTTGTTCAGTAGCGGTATGCGCCGCTGCCGTTCGGGCTGTGCGTCGGGTCGAAGCGGCCCAGGATGTAGTCGGGTCGGCGCTGGTCCGGCTGCGGGCAGGCGGCGATAATCCGCCAGCCCTTGTCCAACTGGGCCTGCAATTCGTCCGTGCACGAACTTTCCAGCAGCATGGTGACGTTGAACGACATCAGGGCGTTGCCCGGCATGTGCACGTCGCAGCGGGCGTTGAACTGGTCGCCGCCGCCCTTCATGGCTTCCAGCTTGGTCGCGACCTGGCGCATGGCGTCCAGCATGTCCTGCGTGCTGTCCGTCAGCTTCACTTCCCGTTCCACCTTCGCTTCCTCGCCGGCCAGCAGCAGGGCGGCAAGCTGGCTTTCGGTCACGATGAACTTCGGCATGCTCGCCAGTGCGCTGTCGGTTTCGGTGACTTCGATGCCGGCGGCGTCCAGCGCGGCGCGGCGCTTGGCGACCTGCTTGGATTTTTCTTCGTCGTCGCTGGTCCAGATGTAACCCAGCGTGATGGCCAGAATTTTCATATTTTCCCTAGTGTGAACGCCTGCCTGTTCGGCAGGTGGTCTGTGTTATTCGGGAACCCGTTCGAACTGGTGGCGGAAGTCGCCCCAGGACATCACGGACACGCCGCCATCGGGGTCCTTCACGACGATGTTGTCCCAGGTCACGCTGTACGGCGTCTTGTCCAGGACGAATTCAAGCTTCGAAGTGCCAGGGCCGGCGGTGATCGTGTATTCGAAAATCCCGGTCATATCGCGGATTTTCTCCGCTGCTTCAGAAGTGCCGTCGAACCGGATTGCTTGATAAATCGGACGCTTGATATGGTATTGCATCGCTTCTCCCTAGTGTGAATTGCCGCCTATCCGGCAGCAGGTCTGTTATGCCGGAACCAGCTTCGTGATCCACTCGGCGCGGCGCAGTTCGGCGGCCTCGTCCAGCGCGGCGGACAGCGGTTTCGGCTCGCTGTTTTCCTCCCAGTCCGGCTCGCCGTACCCGCAGTTCGTGTCAATCAAGACGGACCACAGCGCCTGCGTGTCGGACACGCTTTCCGTGTCGCGTTCCAGTTCGATGGTCGTCATTTACCGTCTGCCTCCTGGGCGGCTGCTCTGTGCTTCGGCTTGTCGTCCCGGCGCCACAGGGCCAACCGGTATCCGGTGCGCTTGGCCTGGATGCAGAACCTTGCGCGGTATCGCTTCGGTCCGGGTTCCCAGCCCTCGAACTCGTACAGGCCGGAATCGCCGCCCGACATCCGTCCGCGCAGAAAAATGCGTTCCAGCCAGTTCGCGCGAATGTATCCGTAGCTGTGCGACGGCGCGCGGAAGCGGTAGATTTTCACGACTGACCTCCTGCGCCCACAGCGGCTGTTCTGTACGAAATCCGCTTGTACCCGTATTCGGTCGTTTCGACCTCGATCCGCGTCGCCGTTTTGTCATCAGCATCGGTCGTCAGCGTTTTCCCGCAGTTCAGGCACTTGCCCTGCGGCAGTTCACTGACGCCCGGCGAATAACCGCAGTCGTTGCAGTACCATTCCGACCCGCCGTAGATGCCCAAGCTGGCCCTAATCTTCGCCTTGGTGAACCAGACTTCACGCTGTCCGGCGATCCATTTGCGCGGGTCAGTCATTGCGACCTCCTGCGTCCGCAGCGGGTGTTCTGTCCGGCGCGGCAGCGACGATGGCGCGGCACATGCTGGTGTAGGTTGCGCCGCTCTTGTGGTATTCCTCATAGCAGGCGTTGCGCATTTCCACGGTCGGTTCGACCGGGACCAGCTTCCAGCCATCCGGCACCTGACCAGCCGCGTTGGCAGCGGCAGGTCTGCCCGCCAGGTGCGCGTCGATGGCGGCATCCACCATTTCGGGCGTGGTGATCTGGATGTGGCCGTTCGGGTTGATTTCCGCCCGCCTGCCATCGCGCAGATACCAGTCGCGCAGCCATTCGTACCGGGCTGCCTTTTGCCTGGTCGAATACAGCGGCTTGTCGGCCAGGGCGCCATCGGGTGCACTACCGGGTGCGCTTTGCGCCTGGCTGGCCGCGATCAGTTGTCGTTCTAGTTCTTCGATACGGTCGGCGGCGCGCGCTTTCTCAGCGCAGGCGCGGCACTCGTATCCACCAGGTGAGCATGCCATGCCGTGCCCGGTGGTTCGACCACATACCTGCCGAAGCGCCAGCAGCAGTTCGGCGTTCGTTTTCTTCAGCGATTCAATGTCTTGCGTGTCCATACAATCCTTTCAGGGTGAACTAACGGGTGCACCATTCCTGGCGCTTGAAAATCGGTTGAAAACCCGGCGCAGGACGTACCCGCGCACCAGGGACACGGCGGTGAAGGCCGCCGCAATCCCGAAGTTCTGGCCGGCGCTGGCAGCGATGCCGAACGCCGGGAAAATGACCGCCTGCGCGCCCACGGCCACCAGGTAGCCGATGGCCGTGTTCGCCGCCGCTTCGGTCAGGCTGCCGCGCTTTGATTGCATGATGCGTTGTCGTTCGCGGGTTGTGGGATCGCGGCCAGGATGCGCTGCTGGGCGATGGCGAAATACTCGGTGTCCAGTTCCATGCCGATGAAGCGGCGGCCCGCGTTCATGCATGCGACGCCGGTCGTGCCGCTGCCCATGCAATTATCCAGCACGGTACCGCCTTCGTTCGTGTACGTGCGCACCAGGTATTCCATCAGCGCTACGGGCTTCTGCGTCGGATGGTGGCCGCGCTCCGACTGGAACTCTAGGAACGCCGTAGGGTAGCCGGTGAATTCCTGCACGTACTCGGCGCCAATCGTCCGAAGGCCGCCCTTCGCGCTTCCCACTGCGCTGCCCTGGATGGTCTGCCCTCCCTGAGTCGAATTTTTCCGCGTCTTGTTGATGCGCACCAGCCCCTGGGGATTGTACGTCGGCTGCGCGCGATAGAACACGACCACGTCCTCGACCTGGCGCAGCGGCTGCTTCTTTGCGTTCGCGAAGCCGGTCGCGCGGTTCTTTTTCCAGGTCCAGCAGTACCTGAACTCGCGCATGTTCGACGCGATCAGCGCCGTGGTGAACGGCTGGCTGGCCGTCAGAACGATGGCGGCGTTCGGCTTCGCGACGCGGCGATACTCTGCCCACAGGGCGCCGAAAGGAATGATGCCGTCCCAGGCGCACGACGTCGTCCCGTAGGGCAGGTCGCACAGGATCAGGTCCACGCTGGCGTCGGAAAGTTGTTTCATCAGTTCCAAGCAGTCGCCCTGCATCAGTTGAAATTTGTTAATCGCCACCATGTCGCCTCCGAAGGAAAGCGCCATCGTGACGGACGGAAACACTTGCGGCATGTGGTGGGATTTCCGATTTCCTGGGTGCACTTTTGGGTGTCCTATGGGCATTTCTACCCAGGATAACCGCGCATCACGCTGAATCACGCCGTGCGGCAATAATAAAGCAATTTCAGTGCGTTGTGGAACTTTTCGTGATTTCCGATGATGCCGGATTATGACTATGGTCCTGCCTTCTAAGCGGGTGTTATCCGTTGGATTTCCGCAACAATCGCAAGGGTTTGGGTGATTCGTCAAGCGGGCCAGGGTGTACCAACGGGTGTACCACTGAAATCAGTTCATCGCGGGTGCCCTGGCTTCACGGCGGTGGTATAGGGATGACGCCGGCCCCGTAGCGCAGCGGATAGCGCAGCGGTCTTCTAAACCGCAGGTCGCAGGTTCAAATCCTGCCGGGGTCGCCATCACTCGGCGGCGCCGCCTTCGCCCTTCGGCTTCTCGCCTTCGACGTGGCAACTGTACCCGCCTTCGGTCAGTTCGTGTTCGACGCTGCGCACCAGCCATTCGCCGTCCACGCCGTCGCGGAACCCGGTCAGCGTCAGCTTGCCTTCGGCCATCAGCTGCGGGTTGCCAGGCATGCTGACGGACAGCGTGGCCTGTTTCCGGGTGCGCTTGTCCAGGTCGCCCTGGGCGGCCGCCTGGGCGGCGTCCTGCGTCGGGTAGTAGTGGCGCAGCCGCTTCACGGGGTCGCCGCTGCCCACTTTCACTTCGATGCGCTTGGCCGACTTTTTGTTGTGCCAGTACGCCACGACGGTGCCTGGTGCCTCGCGCGTCGCCTGGGTCATCCGGAACGACGTGCACTGGCTGGCGTCCAGCGTCACGGCCGGCAGTTCGTCGCCGCTGGTCGACGTGCCTTCGCCGCGCTTGGCGACGACCAGCTTGCCGCCGGACGGCTTCACCACGGCGTCGTACTGCTTCGTGACGCGCACCAGGAACGACACGTCGCTTTCCTCAGTCTGCGACAGGTGCGGCAGGACGACCGATTGCAGCGACTTCGACACGGCCGGTTCCATGCCGTGTTCCTTCGCGATCTTCGAAACCATGTCGCCCAGCTTCGTCTTGTCGGGCCACTCGCGGACCTTCTGCGTTTGCAGGTCCGTCTTGCCCTTGGGCGTCTTGTCGTACACGGCGGCGCGGCCGCGAATGGTCATCGTGCCAGGCCAGCCGGCCAGTTCGATTTCGTCGCAGACGAACAGGCCCATGCGCGACAGGTCGCCGTCGTATCCCAGCCACACTTCCAGTTCGGCGCCCTTCGGCGGGATTTGAATCGGGTTCGCCGGGTCATTATCGGCCAGGACGATTTCCAGCAGGTCCGACTGGTATCCCGTGTCGTCGGTCAGGCGCAGCGAAATCAGGCGCGACGCGACGGCCGCTGTGATGTCGGACGCGTTCGCGCTGACGCGGAATTGCGACGCGATCAGTCCCACAGCTTCAGCCCTTGTTTCTTCGCGGCCGCGTCGATGACGGGCAGCGTGATGACGACGCCGGCCGACAGGACCGGCCCCAGGTCGGACAGGCCGGGGTTCGCTTCCAGCACGCGTTCCACGACGCGGTTCGCGGCGCTGCCGTAATGTTTGAAGGCGATTTCGTCCACCATGTCGCCGTCGCTGGTGCGGTACGTGATCGTCATCCGCCAATCCTTCCGATGATCGTGTTCGCGCTGTCGCGCAGCTGCGACGCCAGGGCGGTCGTCTTGTTCGCGGCGACCAGGGCGCCGGTCACGGCATCCAGGTTCGGCTGCGCGGCGCCCGATGCGGTCAGGGCGGCTAGGGACGACTTGATGGCGGTCGACGCGTTCGTGGCCGGCTGGACCATCGACGTCACGTCGTTGAACACCTGCTGGACGGACGACAGCGCGCTGCCGGCGGTCTGCACGCGCGCCAAGGTGTCCAGGGCGCCGCCGGTCGACACGCGGATACCGTTCACCACGCCCATGCTGCGGTTCAGCGCGTTCGTGATGATCGGCGCGTGGATGCCCAGGGCGGACGCCACGGACGACACGCCCGACAGCGCCGCGCCGACGCTGGCCGTCAGCCTGGTGGCCGTCGACAGCGCCGCGTTCGCGGTCGCGCTGACGGTCTTCACCATGTCGGGCGCGGACGACAGCACGGACGGGATGCCAGGCAGGCCGGACGCAGCGCCGGTAACGGCCGACAGGACGCCGCCGATGATGCTGCCAGCCTCGCCGCCATCGCCGAAGTACTTCAGCGTGATCGTGAATTCCTGTTTCCGCGCGACGCCGGCCTGGGCGAAGTTCGATCCGGTTTCTTCGATTCCGGTGATGACCCACTGGCCCAGCGCATTGCCGCGCCCGTCGACCAGCGTCTGCGGCTGGCGTTCGTCAGCCAGGTCGCGCAGCTGGTCCAGCTGCGTCGTGCCGCCGTTCCACTCGGGGAAGATGACGCCCGGCAGCGAAATGGTTTCGTCGCCCTTGCCCGTCGACTGGACGGCCGGCGTGCTGCCGAAGCGCTGCTGCGACGGCCACAGCCATTCGCTGGTGCGTCGGAATTCCTGGTACGCTGCCGTGGCGATGCCGAACGTGTACGGCCCCAGGGACAGCATGTCGTAAGTTCCGCTCAATTTGCGGTCGCTCCATCGGTAAGGGCGCCGCGCTGCTGGACGCCCTGCTGTTTCTGGAATTCCTTCATCAGCCGGCGCGCGAATGCCGCGCTGTCTTCGCCAGGCTGCTGCGTGATGTTGTTCGTGATGTTCTGCGTCACGTTCGGCGCGGCCGGCGCGGTGCCGCGCATGCCGGGCGCCTCGGGCAGCCTGCCGTTCTTGCGCAGGTATTCGGTTTCCGACTTCACGCGGTCGGCCTGCGCCTGGTCGGCGATGTTGCCCAGGCCGATGAACCGGCCGACGTGCTCGATACCGCGCGGCAGACCCGATTGAACCTTTTCCCACGGCGTCGCGGCGTTCCAGTTCGCGTCGTCCTGCGACTGGTCGGCCTTGTCCTTGCCCACGCCGAACTTGCCGGCGATGCCGTCAATCGCATACGCGGCGGCCATGCCGATGGCGGCGCGCTTCGCGAACGCCATCAGTGCGCCGCCGGCAGTGGTGGCCGCAACGCCCTGCGCCGTGATGGCGGCCGTTTCGGTGCCGATTGCGGTCGCGGATGCGGCGGCAGCAGCGGCGGCGCGCAGCTGGATGGCCGCGTACACGGACAGGGCGGCGCCGGCCACGGTCAGGATCGGACCCAGCGTCACCAGCGCGGTGCCCAGGCCGGCGATTGCCAGGCCCGCGATCTTCACCAGTTCGCCGTGCTTCTCCGCGAATTCGTTGAACGATTTCAGCGCGTCGGACGCGGCCAGCAGCGCCTTCGTGTAGGTCGGCAGGATGCTTTCGCCCAGCTGCCGCTTCGCGTCCATGAACTTCGCTTCAGCATCCATTTCGGCGCCGACCGTCGTTTCCTTGGTGCGCGCCAGGCCCTGGTCGATGTTGTCCGCGCGGGCCGCATTCGCCGCTTCCTTTGCGACGACCTTGCGCTGCGCGACGCGCGTCGCCAGCAGGTTCGCGCCGGTCCGGTTGCTGATAATCATCCCGGAAATCTCGGCGACGCGCTGCATGTCGTCGGGGTCGATGCCCTTTTTCTTCAGCGCCGGGATAAAGTATTGTTCGACCCACGCCTGCGGATCGCGCGCGAACGTCTGGTATCCCAGCAGCGCGCCGGGGTCCATGAACTTGACCTGGCCGGCTTTGTCGGATGTGACTTTGCTCTTGTCGCCAATCAGGCCCATCTTTTCCAGGTTGTTCGCGGCGCGCTTGGTGATGTGACCTTGCGCCAGCGCCTGGTACATGGACATGGACGCGGTGCCGAACGTGTCGCCGCCCATTTCCTGCATGAAGTGCGAACCGCCGTAATAGAACGCTTCGTCACTCAGCCCCTTCATGGCGATGCCGCCGCGCTTGATCGCCTCTTGCAGCTGTTCGCCGTTCACGCGGCCGCCGGTCGCCACCAGGACCTGGTGCGCCATGTTCGCCTGCTTCGAATATTCTTCGGGCGACTGCGTGCCGTTGCGCAGTTCGATGACCTTGCCCATGCTGTACGCGGCATTTGCGGCCAGTTCGGTTCCGTGTTCGCTGTCGTACAGTTTCAGGGCGGCCCGCTGCTTCAGGGCCAGCGGCAGTGCTTCGATGGCGTGATGGACGTCGCCGAAGGCGGACGCCAGGCCGCGGGCGGTTTCGGCCGCGTGTTCCTGCGATACGCCGAACGCCTTCTGCGCCATCGCGGAGTGGACAAGTTCCTGCGTGTCGCCCGCGCTGAACCCAAGGGCGCCGATCCGCGCGACCTGCGACTGCATGCGCTTGGCTTCCTGGATGCCAGGAACCATCGACGCAATCACGGCGCCGCCGGCCACGGTCATGCCGGCGCCGACGCTGCGCATTTTGCCCGCCGTGGCGGTCAGCTTCGCGTTACGTGTGACGGCATCGTTCAGCCGGGCCTGCGCCTGGCGGATGCGGTTCAGGCGGGTTTCGACGTCGCGCAGTCCGCTGATGGCGTAACCAGCGGCGTTGCCCAGTTTGCCGTTCTTCTGCGCGTCGCGGATGACGCTGTTCAGCTGCTTCTGGCGGTCCTTCAGCTTGCCGACTTCGGTTCCGATTTCGCGCAGCGTCTTGACGGTCGAACCCAGCGCGCCCTTCAGCCCGGCGGTCATCGTGCCGCCGATGGTGATGGTTGCGGCCAGGTTCTTCGTCGTCATTGCATTCCTTCAATCCACCAGATGAACCGCGACGTGCGCATGTTCAGGATTTCGCCAGCAGACCAGCCGGTGTGGCTGGCAAGGCTAAGTGCGTTGCGGCGTATGTAATCCGCACTCAGCCGATCAAATTTCCCAGGGCTGCCTGCGCGCGCTTGTAGTCGTGCAGCTTCAGCTTCTTGGCGTCGTCCACGGCGATGTCGCACAGGTTCGCGATCAGCGTCGCTTCCTTGATGGCGTCGGTGCCCTTTGTGGCTTCGAACACCAGCTGGTCGTTCAGCGACGGTTCGCGCATGCGCAGCGACGTGACTGCCGCGCCGTCGATGGTGATCGCGCGACGCAGGGTGATGTCGATGTACCCGTCGCCTTCCTTCAGATAGTCGGGCAGGGCGCTTACTTCTTCGCTCATTCGGTTTCCTTGAAATGATTTGCCGCCCGCAGGACACGGGCGGCGTTACGGTCAGATGCCCAGGGCCGCGCGCTGGGCTGCCAGCATGTCCACGCCGTCCACGATGCGGATGAAGTTTTCAATGTCGATTTCGTGGATCACGCGGTCGCCGTGCTGAAGCTTGTAATACGTCAGCGTCAGCGTCGTCTTCAGCGGCGCCTTCTCGCCGGCCTTCCAAGTGCCGGGGTCCATCGACGTGACCTTGCCGCGCATCGTGTGCGATACCGCCGTCACGTTGCCGTTGTGGTCTTCCAGGGCGCCCTTAGCGACCAGCGGGACCGACGTGCCGCTGCGCAGGCCGAACAGCGCCAGCACATCCGGATCGTAGGCAATCAGGCTGAAATCCGTGGTCAGCTTTTGCAGACCCTGTTCGATGTCCACGGTGCCGTCCATGCCACCACCACGGAATTCGTCGACCTTCAGCTCCAGCTTCGGCGGGTTGAAATCTTCAATCTGCCCTGCCTGGCCCTTGCCGTCCACGAACAGGTTCAGGTTCTTCAATACTTGGCGCGCGACCATGTGTCAGGTTCCCTTAGTTTTGTGTGCTGATGGGCGACAGTATAACCTGCCGCCTGTCAATTATTTAAGCAAAAATGTTCCGGTAATAATCGTTCACCAGGTGCGCACGGAACTGAATGTGTTCTGCCGGTGCCGGCGCCGTGAAGTCGTAATCGAAATACACATTGCCCTGTGCCAGCTGGTCCGGCGT